GTGTTGGAGTTGGACCTATGGTCCGCGTGGATAAAAAAAGAACAAGATGCCGCCAACAGGCAAATGAGGAGGATGAAGACTCGTGGCAAACCAGGCTCGCGTTGATATTGATGTAGTAGTCAAGAACACGCAAAGGATAGAAGCACTAGAGAAGGCACTCAACAGGACACAGAAGAGTGCTGTGACGCTAGGATCAGCGGCCAAGATAGCCGGCACAGCCATAGCGGCCATCGGAGTCGGTAGAGCATTACGAAGCCTAATCCAGGTGGGTCAGGAAGTAGAGTCTTTAGGTTTAAGATTCAAGTTCTTGTTTGGATCAGCGGAAGAAGGTGCCCGAGCATTTGACACACTAACAAAATTCGCCAGCAAGGTTCCGTTCTCCCTAGGAGAAATATCTAAAGCATCAGGAAACCTAGCGGTAGTATCCAAGGACGCAAACGAACTAGCGACCGTGTTAGAGATAACTGGTAATGTCGCGGCTGTGACAGGATTAGACTTCCAGACCACAGCATCACAGATCCAGAGGGCTTTCGCGGGCGGTATAGCATCAGCGGATGTGTTCAGGGAAAGAGGTGTAAGATCATTATTAGGTTTCCAAGAAGGTGCTAAAGTAACAGCGGAACAGACAAGGGCCGCATTCGCGAGAGTGTTTGGCAGAGGTGGGGAATTTGGCACAGCCACTGATGAATTCGCAAAAACATTAGAAGGAACACTTTCTATGTTGGGCGACAAATTATTCAAGTTCCAAGATGTAGCCAGCCGATCGTTCTTCGAAGAACTTAAAGGACAACTGGGCGACCTTAACGATTTCTTTGAGGAGAATTCAGAGACCATTGATAGATACGCAAGGTCACTGGGAGAAGGACTAGGCACCGCTGTAGTCACGGTAGGTAAGGGATTAAAATTACTGGCTGACAACGCTGACCTGGTCAAGTTAGCGGTAGAATCTATCATAGTGTTGGGTGTAGCACAGGTATTCTACAACATATCTAAAGCCATACAGACGGCCACGGTATCAATGTTAGCCTTCAATACGGCCACAAGAGCCAACATAATTCTAGCAGTAGCATCAGGGTTAGCCGCCCTACTAGGTTACCTAACACTCACGAAAGAAAAGACCGATGAGTATAGTAATTCACTCCTAGAACACGGCGACATATTAGATGACATAGAAAAACACTATGGAGGCACAACCGAGGCAGTAGATAACCAAGCAAAGGCCTTCGAAAATCTAAAACCACAGGTCATAGATATGAACGCTGTGTATCACGAATTCAGCACAGCCACAGAACAGGCGGCAAACAACACCAAGTATCTACAGGCGCAATTAGACAAGATCAGGATCAGTTATGACAACCTTAAGGGAGCCAACAAATCATTCGTAGAAGAGATATTGAGATTGGGCGAGACCGAATACGAAAAGATCAGAAGGATTGAAGAAGATAGATTTAAAAAATTAAAGAAATTATACGATGACGGAGAAATCAACGCTATAGAATACGAACAACTTAAGACGGAGATCACAAAGGAAGGCATCAGGGAGAGAGAAGAATTAGCCAAGAAAGAAGACCAGGAGGCACAGGAAAGACATCGAAAAAATATAGATTTAATCAAGCAAGGTAAGTTTGCGGAAATTGAACTAGAAAAGATGACCGGAGAACAACGAAATAAAATCGTATTAGAAACCGGTAAATCAATCCTAGCCAATATGGGCACATTTGGTAAGAAAGCATTTGAAGCCTACAAAGCAGTCCAGATAGCGGAAGCACTGATAGGAGCAAAAGCATCTATCGTCCAATCTTATGCTAAAGGGGCGGCGATAGGAGGTCCAATCCTAGGTGCTGTGTTTGGAGCGGCGGCGGCCGCGGCCACACTGGCTCAAGTAAATGCTATCCGAGCACAACAATATCCTGGCAGGGAAAAAGGTGGTATCATTGCTTCAGGTCAATCATACCTGGTTGGAGAAAATGGTCCAGAAATTATAACTGCGGGAGCAAATGGTTATGTGACACCTAACAATATGTTAGGAGGCAGTTCAACCACAATCAATTTCAATATCACAGCCACCGATGCCGCGAGTTTCGATGAATTATTACAACAGAGAAGAGATACAATCGTGGGTGTGATAAATCAAGCACTCAATGAAAGAGGCAGAAGGAGTTTAACAGCATAATGTCAGGAACACTATCAACGAATTATTTTGAGTCAGCAGAAATCACTAGCAACACTACTACAAGAACTAGTATGACTATTGGTAATAGAATGATACGAAGACAAATTGGCGGACAATTTTGGACTTTAAAATTATCCACAACAAAATTAGATCAAGAAGAAATGGCGGCTTTATATGCTTTCATAGTCAAGCAAGAAGGAGCATATGAGAGTTTCAGTTTCATCCCGCCCATACACGGAAACACAAGAGGCACATCCATATCTGGCACACCAGCGGTCACACAAACATATGCCGCGGGTCTAAAAACAATAAGAGCCAACGGAGGATCAGGCACATTAAAGACCGGTGACTTCATCAAGTTCAGCAATCACGACAAAGTGTATATGCTGACCGCGGATGTCAATCAAGACGCATCATCTGAAGACACATTTGAATTCTTTCCACCTTTGGCTCAAGCGATAGATAATACAACCACAATCGCATACAATAATGTGGCATTTAAAGTTATGCTAACATCAGACGAATCCACATTTAAGACACAGGCAGACGGATCATACCAGTTAGAATTTACGGTTAGAGAGGACATATAATGACTAGGGGTCTTTCATCAGGATTGATAACATCGTTATCAGGCCAGCAGATGATTGTTGCTGACCTAGTTGAGATACATCTATCCACAGCAGTATATTTCACAAACGGATCTATAGATTTAGATTATGATTCACCAACGGCACCAGACGCAGGTAGCAACACATATCTGGCACAAGGTCAGTTCCTAGGATTTGGAAATGTTACTGAAAGCAGAGATATCAGGGTAGGTAATTTAGGTATAACTTTTACAGCAGTAGATTATACCACTCTAGGTTATGTGTTGAATAACGATTACATCGATAGAAGAGTTGTATTATACAGAGCAGTGTTAGATGACAACTATCAAGTGGATAGCACAAAAGTATTTCAATATTTTGATGGAAGAATAAATGATTTTAGCATATCAGAATCTACAGAAACAGCCACAATGAATTTGAGTGTGAGCAGTCAGTTTGCTGATTATGAGCGAGTTAATGGTCGTAGGACCAACAGCACCAGCCAACAGCGTTTCTTTAGTTCGGATTTAGGATTAGAATTCGCACCACAGATACAAACAGATATTAAATGGGGAAGACCATAATGTTTATAGATGATTTACAAGTAAGACCAATTAAAGAAAAAGATGTCTATCAATTATTTGAGATAGCCAAGTTATCTTTATATGAAAAAGGCGTAGAAAATATAAACGACGATATCTTAATGGTAGGAGTAAAAAATAGTCTAGTTAAGAAATACACCAATATTGATTTTGGATTATTTAAATTGAATACACTGATAGGTTTCGCTTTCGTTGAGTTATCCCATCCTTTGTATCTTAAATCACCAATAGCAACATTAGACACAATCTTTCTTTTAGAAGAATTTAGAACAGAAGAAAACTATCATAAACTTTTAGATAACATTATGATTACATTAACAAAATTAGGAATAAAAAACATTAAAACCACTGATGATTGGACTCTGTGTAATGATTGTCAGATTTTAAAAACAGCGATAAAAAATATCAGTCGTCCTAGAACCTATTACGATTTGGAGATGTAGAATATGGGTTGGAATCCGTTTAAAAAAATAAAAAAGATTTTTGAAAAAGCAGTAGATTTCGTAGTAGGAGTTGTTGAATCTGTAGTTGATATTGTGATGTCACCGTTTGGGTTGGCAGATTTTGGCACGGGTGATCTTTCAGCACAACAGACACAACAAGAAATCCTAGGACCATTATTAAACAAAGATTCTGGAGTGGGTAATATTCCCATAGTGTATGGTAAAAGAAGAGTAGGAGGTTATCGAGTATTTGTATCCACCAACGGCACTAACAATGAATATCTTTATGTAGCCATAGTGCTATCAGAAGGACAGATAGATGCTTTAGAAACGATCTATATTGATGATGTAGAAGTTCCTATGTCATCCTACGCACACGGCACACAGGCCACTCCAACAACAGGCGCATATCAGAACAGAGTGGTGACACAATTCTTTGACGGCAGAGATGACCAGACCGTATCCAGCCTACTAGATGAAGCACCAGGATGGGACAGCAATCACAGATTGAGGGGGTTGGCATATATAGCAGTTCGTTTCAGATGGTTAAAGATTGAATCACAGGCAGACGCAGACAACAATCCATTCCGATCGGGAGTTCCATCAGTCAATTGTATCATTAGAGGTAGAAAAATATTTGATATCATATCAGGTTATACCCCATCGTATCCAGGCACCATAACTGCCGCAAGTTCTAATGCTGGAGCATCAGGAATTACATTCACTGACACATCAGCCGCAATAACAAAACCAACTTCGCCACCAACATCCAATTATACAAACACGATCACATTTAATACCACAGAAAGTGACGCACAAATAAGATCTAATTCAGTAGCATCGGTAGTTTCTAGAGGAGTTATAGGAGAATGGCAAGCAGTTAAAATTACACAATCATTGGTTGATACAGACACCAGCACAACCGTAGAAACTTACACGGACGGTCCTATCAGCACCAGCACACAAGAACAAGTAACGGCACACATAGATAAGATTTACGATGTGCCTTCAGGCAACTATGAATTACAAACTACAATTACTCTTACAGGAAATGGACCACAAGGCATCGTTATACCTGCCGGCAGTTACAATATTGCGGCAGAAATATTATTAGGAGAACAAGCCGCCCACGCTACGGCATATGCGGATGAAACCATAACCTATTCTAACAATCCGGTCAATGTATTACTCGATTATTGTAGGAATTCCAGATACGGAAAAGGTCTAACCAATGATGTATTCAATTGGACCACATTTAGATTGGCCGCACTTCAATGTGAGCAAACGGTTCCTTATACAACATCAACTTCGGGTGATTTCAATCAGTTTGATGGTGTGATTGATACAGGTAACACATTATTAAAC